TCCGGCACTGATGCCGTAACTTTCACAACTTTTGATGGCGGGACAAACTTTTACGGGTTTGTCGCTGGCAAGGGTATGACGAACTCATGAGGATAATACTATGCCATTAGGAGCAAACAAAGCCGCTTTAATGGGAGCATCTAATACTGGTGTGGTAACTATTGATGCATTCACTAGTTCTGACACATGGACTTGTCCAGCCGGAGTCACATCTGCTGAAATTTTAGTAGTTGGTGGAGGCGGTGGTGGTTCTGGTGAATATGGAGGTGGCGGGGGTGCAGGAGGTATTGTGCATGATACGGATTACACCGTCGTTCCAAGTACGGTTTATGACATAACTGTTGGTGGGGGTGGAACTGGTGGACAAACAAATAACGCTGATAATGGAAGCGATACCGTATGGAATGTAAATGCAGAGGGAAGCGGTCTTGCCTTTACAGCACTGGGTGGAGCAGGGGGTATAGGCGCAGCTAACTCCGATGGTAAAGATGGTGGTAGTGGTGGTGGTACATCCGCAAATTCTGCTTCTGGATATACAGGTGGATCGTCAACCCAAGCCAATTTTGCCGGGGCTACCTCTTATGGTAATGATGGCGGAAGAGGTAGTAACGGAACTCACTATGGTGGTGCTGGAGGTGGTGCTGGTGGAAATGGAACTAATGGTAGCGGGGAGGCAGCAACAGAGGCAACTGGACAAGCGGGAGATGGTGGTGTTGGTCGTTTGTTCTCTACCTTTGTGGCCCATGGAACTGACTCAAGCAATGTAGCCTCAACCGGGGCTAATGGCGGTTGGTTTGGTGGTGGCGGAGCTGGGGGTCAAGAGGATTGGAACTCAGCCGCCAATAATGCTGGTGGTCTAGCTGGAGTTGGTGGTGGAGGTCTTGGCTATAGAGGCTCAAACCAGTTTGGGAATGGTGGAAGTGGGCAAGCTAATACCGGTGGTGGTGGAGCAGGAAGTTGTACCTCAAACTATACCTCAGGAGAGGCCGGTAATGGTGGATCAGGAATAGTTTTAATCAAGTACCTCCTTTAAACTGATATTGCTTTTTTAATTAGGAAATAAGAAATGGCACATTTTGCAAAATTAGATGAAGACAGCAAAGTCACAGGTGTTTATGTTATACATAATAATGAATTACTTGTGGATGGAGTTGAGCAGGAATCCAAAGGAATAGAGTTTATAACCCAGTTGATGGGTGATGGAACTTATGTTCAAACTAGTTATAACAACAATTTTAGAAAAAATTATGCTGGAACCAGCTATTCTTATGATGCCGAGCGCGATGCTTTTATCTCCCCTAAACCATATGATTCATGGAGCTTGAATGAAGATACCTGCCTATGGGTTCCTCCGGTTCCTATGCCGGAAGATGGTAAGGCATATCAATGGAATGAAGAATCCCAAGAATGGCTTTAATTCCGATAGACCAAGTAGGGCAGATAGGCATTGTCAAGGATATTAATGCTTGGCAACTGCCAAACAACGTCTGGACTGATGGTAATAATATAAGAGCAGAGCATGGGGCTATACAGAAAACCCCCGGCTATAAGGAGGTTATGGCTTCCTGTCCTGTTGCACCTTACTATGTAACTAACTTAGTAGCTGGTACTACATCCTTCTGGGTTGTAGGAGGGCTAACTAAGATATACGTGCATAATGGCTCTGCATGGACTAATATTACTAGGCAGACTGGCGGTTCTGATGTAAATTATAATGCTACAGCTAAGGAAAACTGGACATCTACTGTATTAGGTGGTGTCCTGGTTATGTCTAATGGATATGATGTCCCACAGTTCTGGGCATTAACAAATGGTCTTCCAGTTATCACCACTAATATGGCTGATCTTAGTAACTGGTCTGCATCTACTCATTACCCTTTCTCTGTTAAAGCGTTTCGATCTTTCTTGGTTGCCCTTAATGTAACCAAGGCTGGAACAGCTTATACAAGTCTAGTTAAATGGTCGCATGAAGCAGGTACTCAGGCACTTCCATCCTCATGGGATGAAACTAGCGCAACGGTAGATGCTGGGGAGTATGAATTAGCTGACTCAAAAGGGGCCATTGTAGATGGCTTGCCCCTTGCTGACAAGTTTATGATCTATAAGCAGGACTCAATTCATGTTATGTCGTATGTTGGGTCACCATTTATCTTCGCATTCCGTCAACTATCTCCAAATATAGGAGCATTCTCTAAGAACTGTATAGCAGAGTTTGGTGACAAGCATTTTATTCTAGGGAATGGCGATATCTATGTTAATGATGGAATGAAAGTTCAATCCATCCTTCCGCACAAGATGAGAGATTACCTGTTTAGCAGCATGAATGGTGATGAAGCAGAGAAATCATTTGTTGCTGCTGACTATGGTGCTACTGAGATGTATGCTTGCTATGTATCTTCATCCAATGTAACTAATGTGCAGTGTGATAAAGCATTAGTATGGAACTGGGTGAACAATACTTTTACAGAGCGTGATCTTCCAGACTTAGGATATATGGCATTCGGTGTTGAGGGTGATCCACTTGCCTCTGCTTCATGGGCCGCTGATACCACCACCTGGACTACCAATACAAAGCAATGGAGTACGGCGGGAGCATCTTCCTTCTTTAATACCGCCGGTAAGTCGCTGGTGATGGCATCTCCCACTAACACAAAGATGTACAGGCATAACACCGGCAATCAGGAAGATGGAAGCAATATGACATCCTACATCGAAAGAACAGGACTAACTGTAGATGAGTCAGGACAGCCTAATCCATCAACAGTTAAGAAAGTTCTATCTGTATGGCCCAAGATGTCATCTTCTGACGCTAATACTGTGAACGTCTATGTAGGCGCACAGATGTCAACAGAGGAAAGTATTACATGGGAAGGGCCGTATACATTTAATCCTGATTCACAATCAAAAGTCCCTGTTAGAGTTACGGGAAAATATATCGGTGTGAAATTTGAATCGACTGGTGACCAAACATGGAGATTGGACGGCTATGCCCTGGACTTAAAAAATGCAGGGAATAGAGGCTCCAAGATGAACTGATGGCTACTCATGTTGACAGGGTAGAAAGGTCTGTAACCCATTATGAGCCAGGACCATTGCCGTTAAATAAAGAAGATTTAGACCAATATGTTGTGAATGAACTTAAAAGATTGGGAGATATACTGTTAAACCAAGCAACCTTCAGACTAGAGAGAATACATGAAGCGCCGTCAAGACCAAGAACAGGGGATATTAGATTCGCCGATGGATCGGACTGGAATCCAGGATCGGGCGAAGGAATTTATTGGTACGGTTCAAGCTGGAATAAACTGTAAGGTTGTTTTAATCCAACCTGATGATCTGGAGATGGTGTGGGATGAGGTAGTTCCATTAATCAATGCTGCCTTAAAGTATTCAGAAGGCGAGCTTCTTCCAGAAGATTTGATTGAGCCTTTGAAAACTGGAAAGATGCAGCTATGGGTTGCATTAAAAGATAATCATGTAATTGCTGCTATGATTACAGAGATTATAATATATCCAAGGAAAAGAGTATTAAGAGTAATCACAATAGCAGGTAAGGATGGTCGTGGTATGAGTAAGTGGTATGGCTTCCTTCCCCTTATCGAAGGGTTCGCGTTAAGTAATAACTGCTCATCCCTAGAAGCATGGACAAGAAAAGGAATGGCAAAGAAGCTAAAAGACTGGGAGCACAAATACATGGTGATTACTAAAGATTTGAAAGAGAGGATGCAATAATGGCAGTTATTAACCCTTATGATCCTGGGACTCCTGTTCCCTTGCCTACCTATGGTGGCTCTCTAGGAGACTGGTCTGCAATAATGAAGTTTAAGCCATGGGAATTACTTGATAGATACCAAGACCCTACGTTTAATCCTCAATGGCTCCCTTATCTTTCACCTTGGATAATACCAGAAGAAACTCCTGATCCTGATATACCTGTAATACCACCTTACGTTGCTCCTGAATGGGTTGACCCTGATAAAGGCAATGGAGAAAATGGTGATAATGGAACTGTTGTTAATGGTGGTCCAGGAGATATAATTTGGACCGATCCTGATACGGGAGAATCTATTGTCTATGGTGTGGATACAGGCGGCACAGGAACAGAAGATATCGAAGGTATAAGTACAGGAGCAGTAGTGGATGGAACCGAAGAGGGTTATCCTGGGGCTACAGATCAAGGGCTTACAGACGCAGTAACAGCACAGGCTCTTGCAGACGCTCAAGCATTAGCCGATCAACAGGCAGCAGAACAAGCATTAGCAGCAGAACAAGCATTAATTGACCAGCAAGCAGCGGATGACTTGGCCGCACAACAAATAGCGGATGCACAAGCAGCATCGGATGCTCTTATCCTTGCTCAACAAGAAGATGAAGAAAGGATGAGAAATGAAGCAGCAGCAGAAGAAGAAGAAAGAATAAGACAAGAAGAGGCAGCAGCTTTAGAAAAACAAAACCTTGAAGATTCAGCTTATGCCAGTATAAGTACAGATAAAGATCAATGGGGTAGAGAACATTGGGAATCACATGGTAAAAATGAAGGAAGAGATTTGCCTGGCAATTTTGGAGCTTATGTAGACAGCTATTCTGATTTAAGTTCTGCTTACACCTTGCTCGTGGTTGGACCCGACTCTGGTACTATACAAGAGCCTGATGATTCAGGCGAAACTATCCTTGGTGCTGCTAATACACCGCAATGGATTCAAAAGCCAGATGGCAGTTACGGATGGGTGTATCCTGGTACAGGAGGCATTGCTAGTACCGGACCTGTAGATGCTGGAACACAATTAGCTGGTGCTTCAGACTATCCTAGATGGGAACCATATAATCCATATGCTTCACTTACTCCTAGCAGTATGGGCACTTGGTTTCGGGACCCTCCTACTACCCAAGGGGGAAGAATAGGCCTCCCGTGGACTTATCAGGAATGGCGGGATCATTATTATTATTAAGAGGCTTCATAAAGAGGAATAAATTATGTCAGGTGGAAGCAGAATAACTAAAACACAAACAGATCCTTGGGGCGTAATGCCTGGACCGCCAGGAGAAACATTTGAGTTTGGTGATCAGGAATATCTAACTTCAGATTACCCAGAAGGTATTGGTCAACTACCTGCGCTTGTTGGAGCTTTCGGTGCTGCTAGGAATTTATATGATGCTGGGCAATATGCTCCCTCATACTTTCCATCACAGACATATGCAGGGTTTGCTCCTGCTCAACAGGCAGCACAAGAGGCTATCACTGAGTATGCTACTGGTGGAATACCAGATGCATTAAGCGCAGCAGCAAGAACAGGTTTGACTGGTGGACTAGGTTATGGCCTTGGTAGGATGCAAAGAGGTGAAGACCTTGCTCAACCATTAACACAGGCTCAGTATTCTGGATTAACCCCTTTTGATGAGGGTCAGTATGGTGGCCTATTATCAGGTGATGTTGATTATACTGCTGGCCCATTTGGAGAGATGGCTTCAGCATATAGAACACAGGCCGAAGACGAGATGAATAAGGCTCTTGCAAATGTAAGAGGAAAGCAGGTTCTTTACCAGCCAGGTGGTGGAAGCAGGGGAGATATCTTTTCAGGCCAAGCAATTGAACAGGCGCAGAAGGATCTAAATAGAAATCTAGCATCGTTATATGGTGGTGCTTACACTAAAGCACAGGAAGGAAGAGTACCAGCAGCACAGCTAGGTATGCAAGCACAGCAGTATGGCATGGGTCTAGGTCCAGAAGGAGCCGCAGCAACGCAAGGATTCTTAGGGCAGTACCCATCTGTGATGGGCGCACCTCTAAGTATGGCCGGTGCAGTAGGAGATGTAGGCGCACAGAGAAGGGCCATGACACAGGCTGGACTTGATGAATCAATGGCAAGACACCAGTATGAATCTACCCGACAGCAGAACGCACTCCAGAACTACATGGCTGCAATCTCAGGAGAGTGGGGCGGAACAACTACAGCAACAGCACCAGGGCAGAGTCCTGTTGGTACATTACTTGGTGGATTAATCGGTAGCCAAATTCCTGGTATTGGTCCATTAATGGGGGCTGGGTTTGGTTCCCAGTTCGGGAGATAAATTATGTTACCAATGAATTGGAGCTTAGGCTTAGATAGACTAAAAGGTGCTTTAGGTACTGGCTGGGATTGGGCTGGTCAAAATATGGGTTGGTCTGGAATTTTAGGATCACCAGAAGATATACGACGTAAAATAGCAAAACAAAAAGAGATGGAAAGAGTGGCAGGAATTCCATATAGAGATGAAATAGCTGGATTACCAGTTACTAAAAGAATGCTTGGAGATCCCAGAGGGTCAGAATATACTGGTGGTTATGATAAATATTTAAGAGATAAATTGTCTGCTGATAAAAGTGAAGAGTCGGATTTTGATAAATATATGAAGATGCAATTCCTAAGTAAACTTATAGAGAGGCAAAAGGCACCTAGTGCTGGGTATCCTACAAGGGCTGGTACTGCTAGGCAACCTGTTGCTACTTCCCTTATGCAGACTTATCCTCAACGACGACAGGATGATCTATTAAACTTTCGTTATGGACGATCTTATGGGGGGATGGCATAATGCTTGCCGCTCTTAATCCGGCAACTTGGCCCCTTATAGGGGCAGGTGCAAGGGCATCAATGCCTTTATGGAGACTATTGGGAAGGGGAAGGTTTAATCCTTTTCGTCCTGGCGGTCAACCAACTTATCGCGGTAAGCCATTTCCAGAAGGTGCTACAACGGCAGCACCAATACGACCATCTCTTAGAACTCCTGGCGGTACTACATATAATCCTGATACTGGCCGTTATGGAACAGCATATGCAGGAACGACTCGTGGAGCACCGTATGTTAATCGCCCGTTGATGGACCCTAAACTTTATAATACAGGTAGAGCTGGTGCGCTTAATCCCCAAGCACATCCGTGGAGATTTGGTGGTGCAGCACTAGGAGCAGCAGCGGGTCTTCCTCTCATTATGGGCGGTGATGAAGAAATTCCTATGGGTATGCCCCTTCCTAGTCAGGCTGGTGGAGCAGGGCCAGGTTCATTCCTTCCGTCTGCTCTTGAAAGGTCTGAATCTGCAAGACAAAGATGGATGAAAAATCTTCAAACTGCGACAACATATGGTGGTATATTAGGCGCGATTGATCCCGATAAAAAAGAAAGCTTTAATAAAGATATATCAGAAGCAATGAAGCAAATGTCTGCATATACTCAGGATGTAGAACTATCTAAGATAACAGATGTGGCACTAAAGGCAGGTCAGACGCCAAGAGAAAGATACATGGCTATGATACGAGAAGGTGCTACACCTGAAGAAGCCGCTCTAGTTTCAGGGCATCAGGTTGAATTGATGAAGGCAGAGCAAACCTCTATGGGTGCTAAAGCGCAAGTCTGGGATCAGATTATGCAGACTCTTATGGCAGGTGATACACAGACTGCTGCTCTTATGCTTGTCCAGGCCTGGGGTACAAATCAGTTAGGTGGAGCACCAATGTCTGAAAACTTACAGGTAAGAATGGAGGCTGCTACTGCATTGCTTACAGGAATTGCATCAGGTGAGACATCACCCACTGCGCCAGGAGCGGGATCAGGTATTACAGATATTAGTTTAGCCTAATGCCTAATATTCAATTCAAATATAATGGGCAAGACTTCAAGGCTAATGTTACTTCTGACTTCTTAGAACTTGGTGAAGAGGAGCAGAGAAGAAGATTGGAAAGTGACCTTGTAAGTGAGCATGGTCTTAGAGCGAAGCCTACTGGAGAGAAAGGATTTCTCCATACCCTTGGTTTACTTGAGCGTCCTGCTCAAGCACTTAAGGTTGGTATAAAGGAAAGCCTGTTAGGTGGCAGTATGTTTAAGGCACTGGGTCAGATAGACCTTACGCCACAAGAGGGCTTTCTTACAGGACTCAAGCGTGGCTGGCTTGGTCAAGATGAAATAAGAACTCAAGACTTTCTCCCTGATGACTTACCAGGATGGTACAGAGGAGTGCTTGGGTTCGCTGGTGATGTAGTAACTGATCCCCTTACCTTTTCAGGTGGACTGATAGGCAAGGGGATTTATACTGCGGGTAAAGGAATCAGGGCTATGACTCCACGACCTGTTGCTCTTGCTTTACAGTCTGTCAAAGAATCTCAGAAGATGCAGGACTTTGCCAGAGCTTTGAATGTACCTCTTGGAGATGCCAAGAAGGTAAAGGGTATAGCTACTGAGTCTGGTAAGGTCAGCAGTGAGATAGAGCATGAGTTAGCCAGAGAGATACCAAAGTTAAGGCACTGGCTTGAGGGAAAGGCTAGAGCTACAGGTAGGTCTACTGAGACTGTCCATGCTGCCATGCGTAACTGGATGGATAGACGCAAGTTATTCACTGACCATAAAAAAAAGGAATTAACAAACAAATGGTACGAGAAGGATGGAAAAATCTATGCAGGAGATGGAGATAAATTAAGCAGAGAGAATCTTGTAATCCAAAAAGAGATAGATGATTTAAGAAAACGTACTGTAAAAGATATTGGTGAAGATGGTGTAGAGTATGTAGATAACTGGACAAATACTCTAGAAAGGATGTACTGGAAAGAGAAAGCAGATCGTATTAATGTTTCTATGACTATGTTTCGTCATTACTTTCCAAGAGAGCTTGCACCATATGGCCGAGAAGCAGTAGAGCAAAAAAGGTTGGCAGAAGAGTTCTTTCCTGCTGAGAAGATAGGATCACTTGATGATCCTGCTGTATTTTATCCTAAAGAATCTTACAAACATGGTAGATCACTTGGAGAAGTAGGACATGATGATATAAATGCAGAGATGTTCGCTACTATTGAAGGCACTGCTAAGCCTAATCCTGCTGACATTCCTATTGAGAAGCGGTTTTTCCATGGTGATCCTACTGTTGCTATTGGGCTACGCTGGGCTGCTGATGCAGCATCCAGGCAAAGACAGTGGTTTATAGATGAGGTTACCGACTGGGCTGTGGCTGGAAGAAAGGTAGGTGCATCAACTGAAGTAAAACCTTATGTTAATGTAGGGCGATGGGTAAGGAAAGACCCAGATAATCCTGAGTTATTTCAACAAAGGATTATGCAGAAGGGTGGCCCAACAGCTGGTATTGAGGACTGGGTTCCCCTTACTGAAGATATGGCGGGGTGGCAGACAGTCAAAGGCATCCCAAATAAGTACGTTAATGAAACAAAAATTAAGGAGTTAGCAGAACTTGATGCTAATACTGCACAGGCTATGGCATTGCTTAAAGGCGACAATGCAATGGATGCAGCCAAGAAGGGAAGAGAGGCTTTCAATAAAAGGTGGGCTGAGACAGACAAGGTAGAGATGGTCTTCAAGGCTCCGCGAAATGTAGCCAAGCAGATAGAGCAGCAACTAGATATTATGGGTGCTTCTGTTCCTGACCACGAAGGATTAAGGAAGTTCCTCAAGTTCTATGATGGTATTCAGAATCCTTGGAAGGCATGGACACTGGCAGTAAGACCTGCTTACCACACTCGTAACGCTATTGGCAATATATTCAATGCTTATATTGTTACAGGTCTGGGCGAGAATATACCAAAGGCAATAAGCACATTTAAGGACGCAGCTAAACTGCAATACTATGCACGATGGGAAGGCAGTGACCTAATGAGGAGACAGACTGTTGATCGTCTCAGAGATATGGAGAAGGGAGCGCAAACAAAGTTTGTAGAGTCATTGCCAGAAGTGAAGGATGCAGACTGGCTTGCTGCTAACTATGCTGATACCAGATACTCTATGCGTGAGATATCAGATGAAGCATTGAATCGTGGTATTACCTCTGGTCACTACCATAAAGATATAAACAGAGATGCTGTAAATAAGATAGAGGCAGCTTATGGTGTTGGAGAAGGTGGAAGAATAGCAAGAGCACTAGGTATGGATAACCCTGCTGTTAGGGCTGGCTTTGCTTTCGGTGGTACGATTGAGGGTAATGCCAGGTATGCTGTCTTCTTGAATACTTTGAGGAAACTCAAAGCAGGTGACGATATGGAATGGATTGCGCCTGATGGCAGGAAGATAAAGATATCAGAGTTCGATAATCCCAAGCATGAATTCTGGACTAGAGATATGAAGGAACTTCCTGATGGCAAGTTTGAAAGACAGTGGCGTCGGATGAGTAGGCGTGATGCTGAGTTTGATATAGCATCCAATGAGGTTAAGGCTGCACTCTTTGATTACTCTGATCTCTCTGTGTTTGAGAGGAACTGGATGAAGAGGCTCATGCCATTTTACACATGGTCGAGAAAGAACTTCCCTGTTCAGATTAAGCATCTTGTTCTCAATCCCCAGAGGGCAGAGAAACTACACCTTGCTAAAGAACAGTTCGAGTATGAGACTGGTGACCTGGACTACTCAGACTATGGTGCATTCTGGGGTAAGCGAGCACCTGTATTCTTAGGCAAGGAAAGCAAAGGAGTTATCAAAGCCTTTACCCTTCTGAATACTATTCCATTGGCAGAGTTGCAAAGAATTCATAGCCCTAGAGAACTAATAACTGAGATGATATCTCCTTTACCGAAGGAACTCTTTGAGCAACTTGCAAACTATGATACCTTTAGGCAAAGACCTATCACAGAATACAAGGGTCAGAGTAAGGACTTCCTTGGTGTAGCCCTTCCTCCTAGATTGTGGAAATTAGCACAGCTTATGGTTCCACTGGGTGAGATAAACAGGCTTAATCCTGGTGGTGTCTTTGGCAAACAGTTAGTTGATCCTGTTACTGGTCAACAGACAGTGACTAGAGGCTGGGGTGGCTGGGGAGCAATGAGAGAGAGTGGCCCTTCTGATATAGCTGAAGCAGCCAGGTGGTTAAGGTTCTTCTCTGGCGTTAGAATATATGATATTAACCTTGACAAGCAGAGATACTTTATGAATAAGAATCTGCGCCGAGACTTGACTGACCTGAAAGGTAAGTTAAAGTGGGCACAAGCAAGAGGAGAAAACAGACGAGCAGAGCAACTACTTCTATTGATCGAAGCTGTACAAAGACAGGAGGAGTTTGATCCAATGCTTAGAGGACGATGAAAAAGTTATGTGCTATGGCAGGTGGTACTAAATGGGAAATCATTTCCACTGAGGAGAAGATTGAGATATGAGCAACGGAAACCAACTGAATAAGAGCATATCTGTAGGACACATCGTAGCCACGGTAGGTTTAATAGTAGGTGGTTTCGCCTTCATTTATGATCTACGGGAGAGTGTAGCAATACAGGCGTTTCAATTAGATTCGGTAGAGGATAGATTAGAAAGAGTAGTACAGCGCACAGACGATCAGTTTGGTGAAATCATGGATCACCTTATTCGATTGGAAGAGAAGTTAGATTCCATGATAATTGAAGACTAGGAGAAACATGAAGAAACTTTTATTTGCATTACTTGCTTTACCTATGAGTCTGTTCGCAGCAGACTTTGACAGGATAGGTGTAGACGTATCCGGTTCCAACGATCAAGGTGTTCACTTTGGCATTGCTAATAGTGGAAGCCTGAGTCTTGGTTTGGCTGGTGAGGGATATACATTCACCTTCGACCAAGATGGTAACGATATGGCAATCAGTTCATACGGTGTTGAACTAAGTAGGTCTGATTCCAAGAATGTAGGAGTAAGTTATGGAGCGGGAATTGGTATTCTTGATGGTGGCATTCACTACAATTGGATGTCTAGTGGTGACCATGTTGTAGGCGGAGCTACTACGCTCACAGTTGGGGGCTTTGACCTTGCAACCTCCGCAGATTGGAACCTGAGCGCCTCTGACATCACAGGAAAAGTAGGAACTTCAATGGATTTGTTCGGTGCGAAGGCATCCGTAGTATCCAAGTGGGACATAGATGATCTATCTTATGAAGGTTTGGAGCTTGGCGCTGGATACTCTATACCTGTTGCTGCCGGTATACATCTTACTCCATCCGTGGGTGTTGACTTCGACAGTGACTGGGGGCGTGGCGATGCAACTGCTTCTGTTGCTATTAACTTATCATTTGGAAGTAATGGAATTCCATCATCTTAAAATAGTCAAGGAATCTTATGGAAGGCATTTATTGTTTACCATAAGACTTTCTTCCATGCTCCTTCTACTGACTGGGTGCGCCATTCTTCATGGACTATTGCCATTCATTTTAACTGGAATAGTCTCTGACAAAATTAAACATCTGAATAGAGTTCTTACTGAGAGATGAATTACTACTACCAATTTAACAAAGTATTCAGAGGGAGACACGCTGGAAGAACTGGGAAATGAGTGACGCAATTGATGTAAGCGATAAGACTAAATTCGCAATGCCAGTTCGTAACCTGATCTCACTGATTGCGTCTGTAGGTGTAGGGGTTTGGGCTTACTTCGGGATTATTGAAAGACTGAATAACATTGAGACAAATTATATTCTCATGCAGAATGATGTCACAGAGAATAGCACCTTCAGTCGAGAGTGGCCTAGAGGAAATTTGGGCAGTTTGCCAGCCGATTCAGAGCAGTTCATGTTGATCGAGCACCTATCTGGGGAGTTCGACAAACTTCTGCACAATATCGAAACAGGTAAAGCACCCTTCGATCAGCAGCAAGCCCTTACCTTAGACTTCTACAGACAAAGAATAGAGGGTCTAGAGGGTCACGTAGAGATATTAAAAGACACCGTAGCTGAGTTGAAGGCTCACAATGGAACCTCACAATGACTATTAAAATAATGTTTGTTCTGATGCTATTCCTTAATGGTAACGTCATTGAGTTCATGGGTCACCATGAGAATGAGAAAGGAGAGTGGGTAGAAATGGGAGTGCCAGGATGCCTTGCTATGAAGAGAACCTTGAGTCGCAATGGATGGAAGGATAACGCCGACACCAACACAAGGTATGCGTGTGAGAAGCATGAGGTTGCAGTAGAAGATAATTGGGAAGGTAGGGAAGTTGTAAGGAAAATCTTAGATTAACAACACGGAGACAACATGGATATAATCAAAAAAATATGGCTAGAAATTAGGGAGAAACCTTTATGGGCAGTCGTAATATTAATCGTAGTTATGTATCTCTTTGGCTAGTCCTTTTCTCACTGAGTATCGCAGGATGCAGTTTGCCAAAATTAAAGAGCAGTCTGATAACAGGGGCAGCGACTACCGCAGTTGTTGGTGCAACGAGTGCCTTGACGGGGGGTGCGATTGTACCAGCACTAGCAGGGGGAGCGACGGCTGTAACTGTCTCTGCGGTGAGTGCGCCGGAGCCGATTAAGGGTGAACCGATTGCTGTTACTGCTGATACTGTGGTAAACAAAGCACCAGATAATTTCTGGACTCTCTTGGGTAAACTTACTTCTACAGGTGGATGGTTATTAATACTGATACTGATAGTTCCGATGGTACTGGGTTGGATACTCCCAGGCCCGTTAGAGCGAAAGAAGAAAAAGCGTTAGTCCTCGTTAAATGGCGAGACATACTACAGACAGCAGACTGGACACCTGCCAATGAAGTAAACTGCCCTACTCTTATGAGTGTTGGGTGGCTCATCTCCAAAGATGAGAAAGAAATAAAGATAGGGAGTACACTTGTGGTTCATGCAGCAGATGATCCACAAGGTACTCCCTTTTCTATTACAGCCTTTCCCATCGGCTGTGTTGAGGAAATTAAACTTGTTTCATAATGCTTCTTTGTGTGATTGCCCTTATTCCATTGTAATATCCTTCACCATCTAGCCCCTCAAGCATGATGATACCTCTCCACCACTGGTACTCAGTATCCTGACACCACGTTTCAGTGTACTTAGGATGAGAGTAGCATCCAGCAGCCAGACCAAATATCTTTTGACCATCTGGTTTAGTCTGTTCAGAATGGTTGTATAAGTGAGAGTGACCCTGTACCGCAGAGCAATGTAACTTTGTAATCAAAGCATGGCCTATGTGTACAGAGCTAATCGGTCTTCCCATCACACCTGATGTAAAGTAATGACTAAAGGTAATGCCCTTAATGGTAACACACTTCTTAAATGGTGTTATCTTCCATCCAAATCTCTCATACTCTAAGTCTTCTATTCCAATAGCACCATCAAGTTCCGGTGTGTTATTAATAGCCCTTGTTATTCTATCTTCATGGTTTCCTATACACATATGTAACTTAGGTTTATATCCACGTATTTTTTTAATAGGAGCGAATAGTTTTTCCTGTGCGTCTATTGCAGATTTCACATCTTTCTTATATCTCCTGCCCTCGAACCCCTTTGTTCCCCTATCATAAGAGGATAGGCTTGGCATATCAGCCATATCCCCTATACAGACAATTACTTGGGGCTTTTCCTTTGCTATGAACTTACCCAACGCGGTAAACCTACTGTTATCATAGTCAGGATGGGCATGAGGATCACCAATAACTAAAAGATTCATTTGTCTGGCCCTCTTGCGTCTGGACTGAACAACACTACGTTGTCCGGCCTGTTAATTCTCCTTAAAAAGATTGTCCACATCTGCTCTTCCCATACGTCTTCTGCCTCCTTAGATTGCTCTATTAAATGGTTCATCAGTTGCTTCTCATCTACTAATTCATTATTAATACATACATTCATTAGCGCACAAGCAGCCCTCAAGTGATGACACATCATCCATACTATACTTTCTTCTTCTTTCATAGCTTTACCTTCTTGATCCTATCAGATTGAAACCTCTTTATATTAAGAGCATCAATGAAGACATCAGTGTGTTGCCAAGGATCAAACGCTACCTCTTGAACCTTATCTTCTTCCTTGTCTAGCCTTACGATAACACCAAGTTCAGGAAGTTCTCCTCTCATCTCACCTATGGCACTGACATAAGCAGCTACCTGGAGATAGTATTCCTTATATATCTTGGCGCTAGTCTTGAAGTCAATGACACACCGCTTACCGTTAATCTTAGCCACTGCATCTACTGTACCTGCATACTCCCAATTTCTTGAGTAAATCTTCTCCTCGCATGACTCCCACTCTATGTCATGGGCATCTGCCCACTTATGGAAGTTCTGCATTGGAACCTTGACCCTCTCTGGATAGTCTGTTTCTACCTCAACACCAATCATCTTGCCTTTAATGTAGAGTTCTATCCACCTATGTACCTCTGATCCTATCTCCTGTGCTGCCTTACTAATTTCTTTATGGGCGTAACGTATACCTTCACATACTTCATCGATAGTGTACTCATATAATACA